CGTTTCAGACGTGGCATCTGGTGCTGCGTCCCGACCGCGTGGAGGCTGTCCGGGAAATGCCGCGACACCGCCTGAGTTTCATGTTCAGCGACTGGGCCACGCAGGACCCTCGGGTACCGGCGCGTCTACCCTGACAGGTTGCTGCCGTGCGGCATTCATTCGTCAGCCAAGGCCCAAGATCCGGATCAGGCCGAGCGAAAGATCGGCTGTGCCGATTTACCGGTTTCTCCAGAGATGGAACACGATGATCGATGGACAAGAATCACACCTGCATTCCGGTCCTGGTTCTTGCGCTGGTGTGTTTTGGCGGATGCGCTGCCGTTCCGACACCCCCTGATGCAATCCGGCATCGCTGCATCGAAATTCCAAACGGCCTTGTGGAGTGCTCTGCTCTGCCGGATGACGATCCGACCCCTGCTACGAGATGACAAGTGAAGTTGCCCCGCTTCCATGGACGGTTTGCGGGTAGCGATTACTCGTTCATGAGCATCTTCCTTGCTTCGAACTCGATGGGCGAGAGGTAGCCGAGGGAGGAATGCCGCCTGGTCGGATTGTAGAAGCCCTCGATGAAGTGGAACACGGCCATGCGCGCCTCGGCCTGGGAGCGGAACCGGCGCCGGTCGAGCAACTCGCACTCGAGCGTGGCGAAGAACGCCTCGGCCAGCGCGTTATCGTAGGCGTCGCCGACTGATCCCGTGCTGGGCCGGACGCCGGCTTCCTGGCATCGCATCCCGAAGGCCAGCGACGTATATTGGCTGCCCTGATCGCTGTGATGCACGACATCGGCCGGTTTCCTTGTGGTGACGGCCATGTCGAGGGCATCGAGGACGAGCTGCGTGCGCAGGTCGTTCGCCATGGCCCAGCCGACGATGCGCCTGGACCAGGCATCGAGGACAACGGCCAGGAACAGGAAGCCTGCCGCGGTCGGCACGTAGGTGATGTCTGCGACCCACAGCAGGTTCGGCGCCGGCGCCGTGAAGACGCGACCGACGAGATCGTTGGCCGGCCTGTGCGTCGGCTCGCGGCGCGTCGTGGTCGGGAAGCGACGCCGCGACACGCCGCGCAGCCCGGCCTGGCGCATCAGCCGCGCCACGCGCTTGCGGGCGATCGCCGTGCCCTCGGCCTGCAACTCGGCATGCACGCGCGGCGCGCCGTAGGTCTCGTGCGAGCCGACATGGATCGTGCGGATCCGACGCAGCAGGTCGGCATCCGCCTGGGCGTGCGCCGAGGCCGGCCGGCTGCGCCACGCGTAGTAGCCTGAGGCCGAGACCCGCAGCACACGGGCCATGACACGGATGGGGAATTCGGCCTGGTGCGCGCTCATGAATTCGAAGACCCGGACGGGGTCTTGTCCCGCGCGAACCAGGCCGCCGCCTTTGCCAGAATGTCGCGCTCCTGGCGCAGGCGATGGTTCTCACGGCGAAGGCGGCTCAGTTCCTCGCGCTCGGCGCTGGTCGTCCCGCCGGCCTTGCTCGCTCCGGCCTCACGGTCCGCCTGGCGAACCCAATGTGCGATCGACTGCGCGTTCGGTTCGAACTCACGCGCAAGGTCCTGCGGGGTTCGCCCCGATCGGACCAACTCCACCATCTGCCGCCGGAACTCTGGCGGGTAGGGCACCCTGAATCTTGGCATCTCGGACACCTCCGTCTCAAGCCTCGGGGTGTCCACGAAAGCGGGTCAACTTCAAAGGATCATGCCGGGGGCTCTTCGGACTACCCCCCCGTTCACCACCGACCAACGGTCGTTGCTCGGTGTTGAACAGATGCGATGCTGACCATTCAGGCGAGGTCTTTCGGGACGTACTTCTCGGTCCATTCCTCAACAGTCATCGGCTCGGGTGCGTGGACCACGAACCTCGGTGAGGCCGCTGCCGTCACTTCGACCTCCTGCTTCTCCCGCCAACCACCCCGCGCCTTCATCCAGAAGATCGCCGCCGCCACGTTGTTCTTCTGCGTCGCCATCGTGAACAGCGACTTCGCGACCTTGGCGTTCGCGTCCACCTCCGCCTGGTCCAGCTCGTCACCCAGCATCGCGGCCAGCACCGCCTCCTCCAGGCCGAGGTACTTCGCGATCTGGTGACGCGACACACCGAGCCCCGCCATGGCGCGGGCGGCGCGCCGCTGATCCTCGCTCAGGCGGCCTGCTTCATCCGTCATGCCCACCGCCCTCGTCATCGGCTCGGCGACCGCCAGCAATGCGGCGCCGCCCGCCAGCCGCGATCCGCATCAGCTCCTCATCCGTCATGTCGTCCATCGCGCGCGGGACGCCGGTGACCACGTGGATGGCCCGCATATCCGTCCGCAGGTTCGCATCCACGTCATGCTTCTCGCGCCAGCCACCACGCGCCTTCATCCAGAAAATCGCCGCCGCGACGTTCTTGCCCTGCGTCGCCATGTGGAACAGCGACTGCGCCACCTTCGCATTCGCTTCCGTCATTCCCCGGTCCAGCTCCTCCCGGAAATGCTTGCGCAGGGTCTTGGTGTCGATGCCGATGAACGGCGCGATATCCGTGTGCGGAATGCCAAACCCCGCCATCGTCTTCACCGTGCGGGGCTGGTCGGGCGTGGGTTCAAACCGGCGCATGGGACGCCTCCGTGGGGCCGCTGGGCGCGCCGCTGGCCGGCCCAGGCGCCAGGCCGCTGAACGAGGCGCCATCGCCCTCCCTGACCGCGTCCAGCCCCGTGAAGGCCTCCCACCGCGCCACCGCCACGTCGACATAGGCGGGCGAGAGTTCGATGGCGTGGCAGGCCCGCCCCGTCATCTCCGCCGCGATGATGGTGGTGCCGGAGCCAGAGAACGGCTCGTAGATGGCCTGACCGGGCGAGGAATTGTTCTCGATCGGCCGGCGCATGCATTCGACCGGCTTCTGGGTGCCGTGGGTGGTTTCCACATCCTCGCTGCGGCCGGCGATCTGCCACAGGGTCGTCTGCTTGCGATCGCCGGACCAATGCCCCTGGCCGCGCACGGCATACCAGGCGGGTTCGTGCTGCCAGTGATAGTGGCCGCGCCCGAGCACCAGCCGGTCCTTCGCCCAAATGATCTGCGCGCGGATATCGAAACCGCAGGCGGTGAGGCTCTCCGCCACGGTGGTGGCGTGCAGGGCGCCGTGCCAGACATAGGCGACGTCGCCGGGGAACAGCGCCCAGGCCTCGCGCCAGTCGGCACGGTCGTCGTTCTCCACCTTGCCTGTGCGGCGGGTGGTGCTGACGCCGGCCCTGTTCCGCCATTCCGGGTCATAAGCGACGCCGTAGGGCGGGTCGGTCACCATCAGGTGGGGGCAGACACCGGCCAGCACCGCAGCGACCACAGCGGGGTCGGTGCAGTCGCCACAGGCCAGGCGGTGACGGCCCAGCAGCCAGACGTCACCCGGCCGTGTGACCGGCGTCTCGGGCAGCGGCGGGATGTCGTCTGGGTCGGTCAGCCCGGTGTTGGGATCGGCGAGGAACCCCGCGATCTCGTCCTCGTCGAAGCCGGTGAGGCCGAGGTCAAAGCCGAGGTCCTGCAACTCGGCCAGTTCCAGCCGCAGCAGGTCCTCGTCCCAGCCGGCGTTGAGCGCCAGCCTGTTGTCGGCGAGCACATAGGCGCGGCGTTGGGCGGGTGTCAGGTGCGCCAGTTCGATCACCGGCACCTCGGCGAGGCCCAGCTTGCGCGCGGCCAGCACGCGCCCGTGGCCGGCGATGATGCCGTTGTTGCCATCGGTCAGGACGGGGTTCGTGAAGCCGAACTCGCGGATGGAGGCGGCGATCTGCGCGACCTGGGCATCGGAGTGGGTGCGCGCGTTTCGGGCGTACGGAATTAGGTCATTCGTTCTGACCCTTTTGTAGGCGGGGAAGTCTGCGTGCGTGACGCCAGGAAAAGTCATGACGCGCCTCCATGGGCGAAAGAGGAAGGAAATGGAGTACTCAGCGCGTCTTGGTGGTGCGCGAGCGTGATTGGCGGCTCGCGATCCCGTGAGGGGGTTTAGGGGGTTTTGGGGCTTTCTCCCGGCCGCCCCTATAAAACTGTCACGGACGTGCACATTACAGAAATGCCGCTCTGACAGTTTTCCCGCGTCGCCTACAGCAAACCCCCTAAACCCCCTAAACCCCCTCACGAAAGTGAGAGAACCGGTTTGCATTGCCGGATCAGGCAGCATCTTTCGAGGCCTCCCTGATCACCTTCAGGCTCCACAGAACGGCGCCGCCCGCTTCGCCCGCGCGCTCAAGGCGCCATTGGCCGACGATACGACCCTCAGTTGCGGCCACCCACCGTCCGAGGCGGCGACTGTTCACCACGCCACCCTCGCCGGCGACAGCGAGCAATGCCTCCCGGAAGTCCGGGCGGATGAATTCCTGCTTCGGGTAACTGAAGCCCAGAGGCGTCCGCTGCTCCGTGGCAGCATCGATCACCGCTCGCACCGTCACCCGCCGGTCGCATAGCGCGAGCGCCCACTGCGTCATGACGGCGGTCATCGCCTCCAGCTTGGGATCATCCGCCCGAACGGCCTCCATGCTGGCGACGGGATCGGCCTCGCCAAGCCAGATCAGCGCGCCACGAACCCAGTTGCTCCAATCCTCGAATGACCCCAGCGGATCCACCTGGCGGGGACGGCCTGCGACGTGGAAGGCGCGCAGGATCGTGAGCGCCGCCACCAGATATTTCTCGCGATGCTCCCGCAGCGTCGCGATGGGATCGCTGCTGAACCGTCGCAGTTCCGGTCGCTCGCATCCGGGGTCAAGGCGGCACAGGATGGCGCGCCGTGACATGTCGCCGACCAGGGTCAAGTTGTTCCCCGTCGCGGTCACCAGGCTACCCGTCGACAGCTCGGGCACCTCGGAGCGCCCCAGGATGCGCATGCGCAGGGTCGTCTGCGTGAGCATCTGGCACAGGAACTCGCCGCCGAGCGGGCTCTCGCAATTGTCGATTGCCACGACCTGCTCACCGGTCAGCAACAGGGAGGCGAGGCGCTTCTCGAACTCCTCCTCCGTTTTGCCCTGGGCCATGACCGCGGCTTCGCGACCGCTGGCCGTCAGAGTGATGATATCGACCAGCTTGGACTTGCCCGACCCCGCGACCGGCGCGTCGAACGCGTGTAGTGGCGCGGTCGCGAGGCTGCGCCGGATGGCGGCGGTCAGGATCCCTGATAGGGCCACGGCACGATCCATCGGCCCGACGAATGGAAAATCCGCCAGAAGGCTGAACAGGAGGTCGAGGGCGGCCAGCGCATCCTCGCGCGTCGGATGCGTTGGCACAGCGGGGAACGCGCCCGCCTCCGGTTCGACGAGCAGTCCGGTCGCACGATCATATCCCGGGGCGGCGAGGATCGATCCGTCGGCGCGCAGCGTCGGCGCGTTGAGCAGGCCTGTCAGCACTGGCAGCTTCCAGCGCCCAACCCTCTGGAGATAGGTGTCCGCGACGGACAGTGGTGCGTCGATCCGGACCCATGCCTCGCTGCGGCGATCAAACTTCTCCCAGATGGCCGCCTGCGTCATTGCCTCGGCGATGGCACGGTTGCCCTGGGGGATGATGCGGCGACAGATTCCACGTGTGCCCTCATGGGCTTCCGTTCGCACCGTACCGGCGCGCACGATGAAGGTGCTGCGTTGGTACAGGCCTAGATCCGCCTGCAGCAACGCCTGTTCCGCATGATCCAGAGCCTCGGGCAGCCCGCCTGCCAGATACCGGATCGTGGGCGGTGGCGGCTTGCCATCGGCCTGGAATGCCGGATCGGTCAGGTCCGCGACAGACAGCCAGCCTGCCTCGATCATCTGCTTGAGAAAGGCGAGGTGATCGTGGCCGGCGCGTTGATCGCGATCGTCGCAAAGTCATCGTCAGCCGAGGTATGGGCGCCGGCATTGATGCAGCGAAGATGGTGCTTCCGCTCGATGACCTTGTCGACAAAGACGTCCGGGCGCCTGGCCCTGAGGGCGGTGACCACCTGGAAACGGCCCGCGTTGCGGAGCTCCCATCGGCGCAGATCCAACGTCTCACCGGTCGCCGGATCACTGACCAAGAGCGGATCGAACGGGTGTGCTTCAGCCCGTCGACGCTTCTTGTTGCGCTCGGGCTTCGCGGCGGCGGGGAGAGCAAAGATGTCGCAGGGCGAACCCTCTAGGACGGCGGACTC